ATTGATTATCATTGTTCGGTGCTGGTCCCTCTTGTCTGCGTACCAACTCGAGTCGACATTGAGATGTCGCAGGCGATGATTGACGATAGCCACAGAAGTGTGGCTGGTCGCGCTCGCCGCTGGTACAACTGGCTCGTCGGCAACGAAACTCCCATGACGTTGTTGGAACGAAGAGAGCTTTACGTGCCGCCACCAACATAGGGGTGCCTCGAATACAAACTCGGGATTTCGGCATGCTCAGACGTCATTGGCCAATTGACGTTCCCCAAGGGCATCAACGAATCACTGGCAGTCGAGTATGGATTTGAGGATCACCGTGTGCGGGTGGCACACAACCTCGCCAGTATGGGAACTGGCGTGGAATTCGGCGTCCACAACGCCGATGTACGCACAACACTCCGTGGCTTACTTACCCGTGTGTTCTACCATAAGGTGGAGGGCACATGGCAGAGGCCACAAGACCCCGGCTTTCCCACCGTGCATGCGATTTTGAAGAAATCGCGGAACGCACTGTTGCGGTTAACCTACCCTGTCGCTCCGTACTCCTACGACCAGTTCGTGGGGTGTTACGTGGGCCGCAAGCGGTTAGTTTACGAACAGGCAGTTGAATCTCTGCTTGTACGCGACGTGGAGCAAAAGGACGCGTTCTTGCAAACGTTTGTCAAAGCCGAGAAGCTCAATTTGAGTGCGAAACCAGATCCTGATCCTAGGGTCATCCAACCGAGATCTCCCCGCTATAATGCAGCGGTTGGTGTGTACATTAAGGCGTGTGAGAAGATGATCTATCGTGCGATAGACCGTCTCTGGGGGAGGACTACGGTCATGAAGGGCTTGAATGCTAGTGAACGGGGGCGAGCGATTTTAAAGGTTTGGAATTCTTTTGAGAAACCAGTCGCTGTTGGTGCCGATGCAAGTCGTTTTGATGAACATGTCAAAGCGGGTTTGCTGCTAATGGAGCACTCCGTTTACAAAGCAATATTCCGTTCAAAGAGGCTAGCCCGTCTGCTCAGCTGGCAGATTAACAATCGGGGCTTCGCACGTTGTGCTGATGGTGACATCAAGTACAAGGTGTGGGGCTCGCGCATGTCAGGTGATATGAATACGTCACTTGGCAACGTTTTGTTGATGAGCTTGATGATGCATGCCTATGCTCAAACCAAGTCTTTTGACATTGCTTTGATCAATGATGGCGATGACTGTGTTCTCGTGTGCGAATCTCGATTCGCGGACCAATTGGGGGACATGTCGGACTGGTTCCGGCAATTGGGAATGGTGATGGTCACAGAGGAGCCCGTATACGAGTTGGAGAAGCTCGTGTTCTGTCAGGCACAGCCCGTGTGGGTGGATGGCGTGTATCGAATGGTACGTGATCCACGCGTGTGCCTTGACAAGGACCTCGTTACTTTGCGACCCATCAGATCCGAGAAGGACTGGAGGTATCACAGGCGCGCTATTGCCCAATGTGGGCTTGCCCTTGCCGGGGACATGCCGGTTTATGGTGAGTTCTACAGCGCGTTGTTACGTGGTACGTCACATCTCGATTCGATCAGCTGCCGTGGGGGCGCTCGGCAGGATGTGCTAGACAGTGGTGTCAGCTATCTTGCCCAGCGCATGGTTACCAGATATTCGGGACCATCAGCTGCATCACGTGTCTCCTTTTGGAAAGCGTTCGGGATCACCCCGGACATGCAAGAGTCTATCGAAGCCTTGTACGCAAAGCACCAGTGCGTATGGGGCGAGAAAGTTCATGTTCTCAAGTTTGGCGAGCTTATCGCTGGCACGTTCTAGGCAGGAACGTGGGGTGAAAGAGGACCACCACCCGGGAGGGTCAAATCCATGGTGTCCAGATGGCCTAATCACCGGTTCCCATGACGTATTGAAGGTCAAAGAGGGTAGAGAAGGTTGATTTGCCAAGGTGATGAGGGGACCAAATTGGTTGTACCGCCAGTACGTAAAACTTTCCAAGCTAAACAAAATGCCAAGAGACTGCACGGCTCCACCTCCATCTGGATGAACAGTCCCGTTCCATTGTGCGGCAGACCATACAACAATGAGTAACAAGAAGTACACTAGTACCCAGAACCAATCTGGTTACAACGCGTTTCCCTTTCCCAACGAACTGGTTCGAGGACCGTACGTTGGTAAGGGCGGCTCCAAGGGCAAGGGGCCCCAGCGACCACCAGCTGGAAAGAATGCCCAAATGAAGGCGCCTGCTGCGATAGCAGAGCGCCGGCGTCCAGGCCGGGCGCCACGCATTACGAGTGTGGGTAACCGAACTCGTATTGCGCATTGTGAACCAATTGCTGCCATTACGGATCCTGCTTTTGGCACAGACATCTACGTCCTGAACCCAGGATTGACGGCTACGTTCCCGTGGCTGTCGTCTCAAGCGGTTGGGTGGGAGATGTACCGATTCCATCGGCTGAAGTTTTTCTTCACACCGAGTGGACCAACAGACTCAGCTGGCTTGCTGATTTTGGCTCCCGACTACGACGTTTATGACGCTGCACCTTCGTCCATTGTGCAAGCGTTGTCGTACGAGGGGTCAGTCAGTGGGCCTGGATGGGCGCCACTCGAGACGCGAATGGACCCTGACCGAATGCACCCGCTCGGTCCCCGTAAGTTTGTTCGCAGTTCGGCTGAGGCTGGAGATTTGAAGACGTTTGACGTCGGCAATCTTCATGTCGGCAGCAGCGGTTCTGTTGACGGAGTTTTGTTTGCAGAGTATGACGTTGAGTTCTACGCGGCACAGCGCGCGTCAAGCTCTGCACCGCGCAATTTCCGAGTTGCGCAGTACAATCTCGACGGCAATCAAAGTCTCACGACCGCTACTGAAGCATCCCTCGACATGGACGAGGAGGTTTACAATGCCGTCGGCATCACCTACGACACAGGAAACTACACACTGCCCGCTGGTGTGTGGTTGGTGACTCCGCAAGTTCAATGCCAG